CAACAAATTAGCCGACGTCGCCAACCGGAACGATCGCGCCGCGATCGCGGCGGATTTCCTTGGCAAGTCGGGCGCGCGCGCGAATGCGGCGATCCTCGCATGGGTCGAAGGGGGCATGACCAAGCTCGATGCCTCGACGGCGCTTGCCTACAAACGTCTTGGCGATCTGAAAGATCAAATCGTTCGCCTGACCGCGGCGGTCTACGATTTCACCGCGCGCGGGCTAAACAACATGCTCCAGGCCCTCGGTGCCCTGCCGTCGAGCGTCGCGCAATTGGAAGCCCGCCTGGCGCATCTTCAGAAATTCGCCCCCGGCGATATCGGAGCACAACGGCGCGTGCAGGCCGAGCTCGAGGAGGCCCGAAAGAGGGAAGCGCAGCCCAAACCAAAACCCGCCCATTCCAGGGGCTCGCCGTCAAATCGACCGGCGGCGGCGCGAAGGACACCAGCGTCGAGGATTTTTTCGCCGGCCTTCAGAAACAGATCGACCAGATCGATATCGAATTTACGAAACTCCGCGACGGCGACAAGATCGCCAAAGAGATCGCGCTCGATCTGGAGCTCGCCGAATTCAATCAGAAACGGGTCGCCGAAGGCAAGAAAATTGCCTCGATCGATGAATTCCGCAAATACAAAGAAATCATCGTCGCCGCCAACGACGAGCTCGAAAAACTCAAGGCGACAAAGGAGCTCGTCGAAGTCCAACAAAATCTCGCCATCAAGGCGATCGACACCAGCGCGCCCCTCGGCAAAGAGCAGGCCCGGATCGCGCAGATCGAGACCGAATTCGCCCGCACGGCCAAGAAGCTCGACGAGCTTGGGAAAAAGGCCGGACAGAAACAAGAGGAGATCGCCGCCAACGTCTCGCTCGCCTGGAAGGGCGCGCTGAACGAGATCAATCAAACGCGCGACCAGGCCCTAAAAGATCTCGAAGATCTCCGGACCGAATTGAAGATCGGCGCGATCGATCAACGCACGCCCGAGGGGAAAGAGCAGGCGCGGATCGCCACCATCGAGGTTGAATTCGTCAAGACGGCGAAGAGGATCACCGAGCTCGGCGAGGTCGCCAGACAGAGCCAGGAACGGATCGCAGAGGATGTGGCGCTCGCCTGGCAAAAATCTCTGCGCGAGATCCAGAACACGACCGACGACATCACCGAATTCCAACGCCGCGCGATGGAGCGGGCTTTCGACGCCATGACGGATCTCGCCAAGGACGCTCTCGGCGGACAGATCAAATCCTGGGAGGATTTCGGCAACCGGGTCAAGAAGGTGATCGACGAGCTCGTCTCTGAATTCCTCGTGCTGCAGTTAAAGACCGCGGCCCTCGGGCCGGATTTCGGCAGCAAATCCGGCGGCACGGGACAGATCGGCGGATTCATCGGGCAACTTCTAGGGCTGTTCGGCGCCGTCGACGGTGCGGCGACCGGAACGCTGGCGACGGCGCAGGCCTCTCTCGGCTTCGATCCTTACGCGGGCCTGGCCGCAGGCCTGGCGGGCGGCTATCACGCGGGCGGCGTTGCCGGCAGAGATGGCACGCCGCGGCCGGTCCTCGCGTCCGTGTTCAAGAATGCCGAACGATATCACATGGGCGGGATTCCGGGGCTCAAACACGACGAAGTGCCGGCGATCCTACTCAAAGGCGAGCGAGTGATTCCGCGCGGCGGCGCGATGCCCTCCAGGGGCGCGCCCGTCGTCAACATGAACGTCTACACGAAAGACGCCGGGAGCTTCCAGGTGTCGCAACGCTCGATCGCAACAAAACTCAGCAACCAAATCGCGCGAATGGGATAAGCCATGGCCGTCTACGATGACATTGTGTTCCCGACCGATATCAGCTTCCATTCGCCCGGCGGTCCTCGATTCCTGACCAAAGTCGTCAAGCTCCCGAGCGGCTGGCATCAGGCGGATATCAAACGCGATACGCCGCTGTGCGAGTGGGACCTCGGCTACGGCGCGCGCCAGGCCGGGAAGATCTACGATCTTTACAAGCTTTTCATGGTCGTGCGCGGCCAGGGGCATATTTTCCTTTACAAGTATTGGGCGGATTTCAAATCGGCGCACGGCGATCAATTCGAAATCGATATCAGCCCGACCGATCAGATCCTCGGCACGGCCGTCGCCGGCCAAAAGGATTTTCAGTTGATCAAGACATACACCGTCGGCAGTGCGTCGCTGGTGAAAACGATCTACAAGCCAAAGGCCGGGACGCTCAAGGTCTCTGTCAACGGCGTCGAGGAGCTCGCCGGCTGGACGATGAACGCCTCGACGGGCGTGATCAGCCGGAGCGTGGGGTTGACGGGCGGGGAAATCATTCGAGCGGGATACGAATATTTTCATCCCGCGAAATTCGCCTCGGACGATTTCGATGGATCGTTCCTGGCCTGGCAGACGGGCGAGGTCAACGTCGCCCTGGAGGAAGTGAGGCTCGCGCCGTGAGAACGATTCCAGCGGGCCTGCTCACGCATTACCAAGGCCAGGTGCAGACGATCGCGTTTTGCACGCAATTGACTCTCTCCGCGCGCCAACCGCGGGTGGTGAACATCACCAAGACCAATCCCGCGATCGTGACCACACTCTCGCCGCATTTCTATCGCGAGGGAATGAACGTCAAATTCAACCGCATCGAGGGGATGGAAGAGATCAACGATCAATATGCGGCGATCCTCTCGGTGATCTCGCCGAAACAGGTCGCGATCAACATCGATGCCACGGCCTTTTTTCTGTACGCGGCCGGATCCAATTTCGGCACCATGCGCCGCGTGCTCGGCTTCACGGAATTCGAAAAGAATCTGATCATCGATGGCGTCACCTATTGGGCGCGGAGCGGATCCAATCCAACGGCGATGGATAATGCCTCCGATCTCTCTTTCAGCACGCGGGATCTTCACGCGCTCTTGAATTCCGACGAGATCACCGCCGTCGATATCGAGCACGGGCTCTACAGCGGCGCCGAATACGAGACGTTCGAGATCAATTATCTGAACATCGCCGCGGGGAAACACGTGCTCGAATACGGCCGCCTAGGCGATATCAGTTACGGCGATGTGACGTTCGTCGCCGAGGGCCATGGGCTCCTCTCGATGCTCGCACAGAACGGCGGCCCGATCACGTCGATTACCTGCCGCGCGCAATTCGGCAATCGGATCAAAGACATTTTCAACGAACGGTTCGGCTGCAAGATCCGGCTCAATCCCTACACGTGGCAGCCGACCAAATCCTACACGGCCGTCGAGCCCTTCGACGCTGCACTCGGCGATATCGTCAAGCCATCGGTCTACAACGGCCGGTATTTCAAATGCACCACGGCCGGCATCTCGGGACCGGCGGAGCCCGCCTGGTCGACGGCGATCGGATCCACGACTGCAGACGGCGGGGTCACGTGGACCGCGATCGATGCCCTCACGAAAGAGGGAACGGTGACCGGATCCCCGCAGCGCGATATCGTGCAGGACAAAAACCGCACCGAGATCGAGGGCCGTTTCACGTTCGGTCTCTTCACCTTCACCGACGGCCGCAACGGCGGCTTTTCGACGGAGGTGAAGAAATATTCGCGCACGCAATACCCGATCATCCTCGTCGACACCGGGAATAAATATTTCTATGTGGCCGGCGATAAGGTGCAATTCTTCACGATCGGCGATGCCTTCCCGGTTTCCGGAAGTCCGGGGAATGATGGCACGTACACCGTGGTCGCCGTCATCTACGAGGCGGGACCGAATCGCACGCGCATTACTGTGGCTGAATCGATAATAAGCTCGACCGCCGGCGGCGTGATCGGCTGGCGCCCTGGCGCGATCGTGCTCCGCGATCCGCCGCTCTATCCGGTCGATCTCGGCGATCCGTATCTGATCGAGGTCGGCTGCGATCATCGGTTCGATACCTGCAAGACGTTCGATAACGTTTACAACTTCCGCGGCGAACCCTGGATCCCAGGCGTTCACCAACAATTCATGTTCCCGAATGCGCCGAAATGAGCGAACAAATTGATATCTATCGCTGCCGCTCGATGATCGAGGTCGCCGCGCGCGATTTCCCTATGTCGTTCATCGTGCGCTGCTCGAAGCATCTCGATCATTCGGGAATGCATCTCTGGTGCGAGCCCTTCGATTGGACGTGGCGGAAGATCGCCGGCGGCTTTCTCCGATTGCAGGGCGACGGCTGGATCGGTTGGGATGGCAACGATCTTTGGATCCGAGACGGGCTCATGTTGCAGGACGAAACACAAGCAAAATGGCCGGCGGAATTGATCGCATGGGAAAAACAAGAGCCGAATTTATAGCTGAATGCCGGACCTGGATCGGGACGCCGTTCGGTCATCAAGGACGAACGAAGGGGCTTTTTGTCGATTGCATCGGCGCGCCCCAGGAGGCGGCGAAGGCCCTCGGGCTCTTGCCGGCGGATTTTGATTTTCGTCGTTACGGCATGCTGCCCGTTCCCGCGCAGATGGAGCAATGGCTCGACGAGCTCCTCGAACGCGTTCCGACGGGCCAGGAGAAGCCCGGCGATATCGCCTGGATGAGCGATCTCTACATCGGAGGGGCTCCTCGACACCTGGCCGTCTTGACCGAACTCGGGACGGTCATCCATGCGCATTCCCGCGCGGGGAGCGTCGATCATTCCGGCGCCGGCAAGGTCGTCGAACAGCACTTGACCCCGGAGTTCCGCGGCCGGATCGTACGATTTTATCGATTGCGAGGAATCAAAGATTGATGATCATTCTCTGGGCAATCGTGTTGATTCTCTTAGTTCCGGCTGCCGCCCATGCCGTTCCGTTGGCGATCGCGGCCGCCGCTGCCGCCGTCGCGGGGAGCACAGCAGCCGCCGTCGGCGCCACGCTCTCGACGGTGATGACCGTCGCCTCGATCGGCTGGAGCGTGGGCTCGATGTTGGCCGGGCTTCTCTTTCCACCGAAGCCGCAACAGATCGGCCCGCGTCTCACCGATCTCGATGTTACATCGAGCGCGTTCGGCGAGCCCGTGCGCGATTCATGGGGCACGATCGCGCTGCCGGGCCTGCTCGTCGACGCGAGCAAACTCAAAGAGAAGAAACACAAGGCGGGCGGGAAGGGCATTTTCGGCGGCAGTCCCTCGGGTTTCTTTTACACCTATTCGGTTGACGCCGCTTGGATGTTTCGCCGGCGCGAGGCCGCCGGGATCCTCCGGATCTGGATGGGTCCAAAGCTCGTCCGCAATGTGCCCGAGGGGGCGACTATCGAGGAGATCCTCGCGTCGAATTTTCCATTCACCAATGGCGGATTGAAAATCTATCTCGGATCCGAGGATCAATTGCCCGATCCGACGCTCGAAGCCTTGCACGGCGTCGGCAACGTTCCTGCCTATCGCGGCATCGTTTACATCGTGGTACCGATTTTCAATTGGCGGATTACGGCAACCAGGTGCCGCCGGCGACGGCGGAAGTGTTCGACAGCGGCGGCGAATCGCTCCAGGTCTTTCCCAGATGGAGCGCGACCGCCGGCCTCGGGATGGCGTGGATCACCAAACAGAGTTGGAATTATATCGACGATAACGGCGAGGCTGTTCTCCTCGTGACAGACACGAATTATTGGGCGGAGGCCTTCACGACCTACGGCAGCAACACAGTGAATTCTCCCTA